ATACTTTGCCACCACCAGCGGGAGCAGCCCATTTAAGCCCAGTAGCCTCAGCAGAATCCGCTACAAGTGTGTGCCCATTTGTGCCTACTGCTAGGCGTGCAAATGTATCTGCGCCAGTTCCAGCAATTAAATCACCTTTAGCATCTATTGCTGTTGCCATTGAGTTTGTAACTGTGACTGTGCCAGAAGTGCCACCACCTGAAATACCTACGCCAGCGGTAACGCCTTCAATATCACCAGTAGCACCTGAACTAACCCACGCACTTCCTGAGTAATACCACAATGAATCATTGTTTTTAGTAAAGGCAAATTGACCTTCTTGAGGTGAGGTAATTGCCGCGTCTCTTGCAGTTGCGTCAGCAAATACCAAAACACCCTGCATCAAATAACCATTTACGTTAGAGGCTGAGAGAACCTCACCAACCGCAAATTCTTTATAACCTAATCCTGCTGCCATTGTATATTCTCCTTAGGGTCTAATTATATCGTTAATACGACAAAACATCTTCATTTAAAAGCCCATAATAAGGGCTTGAAAGAATCAGCCCATCCACAATGGGTTCTAAAGTGGTGTAAGTGCTAATCCATGAAGTGGGGGTGATTTCGTGACTGACCCCTTGAATTTGTAGGTTTTTAACAATTGTTGAATTATCAGGCTGAACATTTGTTATTAGAACATTGTCAAAATAATCAAGGTCTAAAACGGTTGCAGTTGGAACATTAGGGTCATTTAAATCTAAGGTCATGGAGTCTATACGGATAGTGGTATCGCTTCGCGTTGCAACGTAAATTTTGGCAATGTTTAACGCATTGGCGTCGGTATCAATAACCAAATCAGGCACGTTATAGGTATGAGGGAAATAAGTTGCAATACTTGCTGCGTCTTGGTGAGTTTGTGGAGTACCACCAACCCTAGTCATTGTTGCATAATTGATAATTAGTTTGTCATCAAAAGCAAACCTAAGATCAGCATAAGGAATTCCAGTTGTTTGATTAAAAGCAATTGGGGTATCACCGGCACTTGATATAACTGAATTTCTGTTTTTAAAAATAATGTTACCTTCAGGGGTTATGAATAGCGCCCCTTGCTCTGAGAACTCGCAATTTTGCATTGCACTTAAAGAGGTTCTTAAGGTTGCAGGGTCGGCAACTGTCAAACTATTGCCTGTTTCAATGCTTCGCATTGTTGTTGGAAATTGTACGGTGTCCAAAATTTTATTGACTCTAGTTCCAGTATCTTGTCCCGCGGCTTGACCTGTAACTGTAACAACCGAAGCCATGTTAAATAATCTAAAAGCATCTGTTGCTTTGATATCTACATAAGCCAAATTCTCTGCTTTGTCATAAGAATAAATGTAATCGGTTGTATATCCGCTAAACAGGTAATATGTAGTTCCACCAACAGCAGCCGAAATTCTTAGTTTTCTTAAAGGGTCTAATTGTCCAAAATAAGGCGAACTGGTGTTTTGAGGATTAAAGTCTGAGTTAGGGTCATAAATTCTTACAACACACGTGCCGGCTTCATAAACGTCGCGGTTAACGTTTCTGCCGCGCCTGATGCTAATTTGTCTAGTTTGTGCGGTTAAATTTACAACCAATGCAGGTGTTGTTGAATCGCTTAATACGCCTGTATTTAATAAACCGTTAACTGGGTCGTCGAGGGTTAATCCAATCCCGAAGGTTGCGCCAGAACTAAAGTTTAACGAAACGTCTAATGTTGCCGGTAATGTCATTACTGAAACACGCCAACGTTTCTACTACTGACGGTTGCCGAACCTGACAAACCTGCTTCTAGCAAAGCGTTTCTAATATCTTGAACTAAATCACCGGTACTAACTACGCTTCCTGCATTATTGATATTAATGTTTAAATCTTGAAAAGTTTGTCTCATAGCAGTATCGGCGGCTAAATAAGTTGCAAGTTGATTGCGGATATCTTGCTCAACTGATGTTTCTGGAATTTTGTTAGTAGTAGCAAGTTTTTCCAGCATTCTTTCATTAAAATTGTTTAACTTTGTTTTTGCGCTTTCAATTTGCGCCGCAATAGCGGTTAATGTTGGGTTAGTTGAGCCGCTTGAAGTAGTGGTAATTGGCGTGGTGGTTGATGTTGTTAAGGGCTGTTGCAATAACTTATACATATTAAGAATTTTGGCAATTAAGTTATCTACTTCAGTTCCAAAACCTTCAAACGGATTTAATGCTTTTGGAATTCTGGCAATTGCGGTAGCAAGGTCAGTAGTTTGTAGTTGTGCAACGGCTAACTGTCTGCCCAGTCTTTCGGCTTCAGTTGCATTGTTTTGGATTAAGGCTAATTGCAGGCTTAATCTCAACTTTTCATTTTCTGTAATCTTGCCTTGCAAGGCAGCAAAAATCTCTATTTGTTCGGTGTCAAATAAAGTACCAAACTTTTTTAAATTAGCCTGTTCTTTTAATAATGCTTGTTCTTTCTTAATTGCAGCATTACGAGCAGCAAGGTTTTTCTTAGCGTCTGCTTGTAGTTTTTTTTCTTCTTTCTGCAATGCGGTGTAATCAAACTTTTGACTCATTGGGTCAAAAGGTTTATCAAAGTTTAATCTATATTGAAAAATTGGACTGTCACTTGCCAAGCCAAGATTAGAAAGCCCTGTTTTGGTAAATTTAACAAATCTTGCAGCGCCATCTATCAGTTTTGAAATTCCGCTACTTATTGAGTCAATTCCTGAACCATATTTTTTAGGGTCGCCAAATGCTGAATCAAGTGCGTCAACTAAGGATTTACCAATAAGTTCTTTTGCATCTTCAACCTTTGCATTCAATATCGCTATTTTTCCAGCATAAGACTCAGCGGCAAGACTAGCCTGACCATCAAACTTCTTAGACAAAAAGTCAGTTATCTGAGCCATGTCCATAGTGGCTAATTCGGCTTTACTTAAACCAATTCCTAAACGACTTAACGCGGTGTTTTCTTTTAACACCGCTTTACTTAAAGCAACGGTTACTGATTGTAAATCCCTGCCAGTTCCGGCAGAAACATCTAATGCAACACCTAATAACTTTTGCGCTTCTTTAGCATCTAAAGTTGAGTTAACTAACTGAGTAAATGCCGGTCTTAATTGGTCATCAAGAACGCCGGTTGTGTTTTGTAAGTTTTGTATAAATCCAGAGGTGCTTAAAACTGCGTAAGATTGACCAAGGTTTTGTAATGTTTTAGATAACGCACCGGCGGCTCTTTCATCATCTGCAAATGCTTTAACTGCTTTTTTACTAAAACTTAATGACTGATAAACACCAAAAGCCAAGCCTAGGGCTTTTGCTGATTTAGTTAATGTCGCAAGAGATTTGCTTGCAGCCTTTGCACCTTTGTCTTTATAGGTGCTGATAATAGGAATTTCAATGCCGGTTGCGCTCATGCTGCGAGTCCAATTCTTCGTTTAATGCTTGAGTTGAATTTAAAAATTGCTGTGTCAATTGCCTTAAATGTTGCTTTAGTTACTTTGCCTTGATCTTTAGCAAACGCGGCATAAAGTAAACGTCCTTGATTCTTTCTACCTCTACCAATACTTTCTAATTTTGCTTCATCATTTATAGAGTTAACAAAATGATACCCAGCAAAAGGGTTGTTAGAGTTGTAATCCCTAGTTGAACGTTTTAAAATCTTTTGACCAGATTTATAAGTGCCTTCATATCCTTGGACGTTTCCAAAATCTCTCAAACCTACACTTTGAACAGGCGCTCGCCCATTCGGATTTTTACGTCCAGCGGTTTCATAAATAGCACCGGCGGCAGATCGGTTTAGTAATTTATAAGCATTGACAAAACCTGCTCTATTACGCCTTGAACGACCTAAGGAAAAAGTTAAACCTTTTCTAATTACATTTGGATTGTACTTAGGAAATCCTCTTGTTTTGCCAGCGGTTCGCGAAACAACTTCCTTGCCTTGGTCTTGCCAACCGCTTAAATTTTGTAATTGATTTGGCACTTGACTTTGGGCATCTGCAATAACTACACGCATTGCATTACGAATTTCTTTATTCATTTCTTTGTAGAGGTCAGGCGCAAATTGCTTTAAGGCTTTTTGAACCTCAACGAGTCCTTTTACCTCTACTGGCATTTTCCCTAGCCTTTGCGTCGTCTTTGAGAACCGCTAAAGTTGCCCTTAACAAATCTCTGTCCATGTCAATAAATGTTTGGTGCGGAAGTCCTGTTGTAATTGCTAACCTAGCAACAAGGTAATGAAAGGAATCCCGCGTTATCCATTTGGGGAGTCTGCATCCATAATCTCTACCTTAGATAGAGTTAATAAATACGCGTCCCCAAATGGTGGAACTGTTACTCCTGATCTTCTTTCGGCTTCCCAAGAAAGCCAATAAACGTCAGATTGTTTTTCTTCATCTCTGAACCTTTTATGAAATCCAGATTTGAAATGTTGTTCAAACGCAAATTCGAGTGCAGGAGTTATTTCAAAATCTGAAACATCTCCTGAAGCCTTAGTCACTCTTAATTTAATCATTATTACTCCTTAGAATGTGCCTGTTGTTGCAACGGCTACCGCGCCGTTAACAGTCCATGTTACATCCTGACTGCCTAAATCGCCAACAGCGCCGTTAATGTCGGTGGTGTTATTTACCAGGCAGGTCATTGTATAGAGAGGGTTGGTTGCGCTTACGGCAGTTCCTTTTTCTTGCAAAAGAACTACGGTTACTGAAGTTCCCCAAGCGGCTTGCAATGTTGCAAGAACATTTGCTGAAGCGGTGTCGTTTAGGAAGGATATTGAAACGCTTGAAGTCTCAAGCCCTTTAACAAATTTTTCTCCAGTATCACCCATCGCCGTTACAGATAATTCATTAAATGAACGGTTAAGCGTTACTGCGGTTACGTGATCTGAAAGGTCAACGGAATTTACCTTGACTCCGACCTTATTATTCAAGAACACAGCCATGGTTATTCCTCATCTTTCTTAGTGGTTGGTTTTGGCTTTTCTGATTTTGCTACTTGCCCGACTTTTTCAAGCCAAGCCTTGTCCTCTGAAGGAACGTCATAAATTTCACTCATTGTTTAACTCCAACTTGATAGCATGATTGAGACGGACATGTCACTTGTTAACATTTCGCCCGCAACACCTGATAAAACAGTGGGTGCGGATACATTGCCAACAATAACGCTTAATGTAGTTGATGCTGCTAGTTTGTTAAATACACCAACAGCCATATCTTCAATGCCATTTAGATTTCCTTGATTGTCTAACATTGGCACGATCATTACAATTTTAAAATTTGCTTTAGGTGCGACGGTACTGTAAGCGTTATTAGATGGCTCAAGATATACGTCGTCCGGTTGAATAATTACTGAATTTGCAATGGGAGTGGCAGGCGGAAAGGAAAATACCTGCCACACCCCAGCGTTTTCCAACGCCGTCGCAAGGGTTGACCTAAGGGTTGTAACGGCAACCGGCATTAGCCAACCAAGCCATTCGGTGATAAGTGATTTGCTAACAAACCTCTTACTCTTGCTATTAAAGTGTTTCCCATTCTATAAGGACTTGGTTGGAAATCTGGAGAAATTCCACCAGCGTTTGACGCCTGTCTTGCTTGCCAAATATCGACTGCAATCATTGCTGAACTTTGTCTAACTTCTGGAATAGTTGCATAATCAACATTTGTAGCCGCTGAGATTGTTCCGTAAGGTCTTACAACTCTTTTAGTTTCTGTTGAAACGTGAGTTATTGCGTATGAAATTGAATAATCTGTTATCGCGGTAACTGTTTTGTTTCCACCGTTATAATGTGCCGCTACATTTTCTACCGTTACAGTTTCGCCTAATTGAATGTTATGTTTTTGGTCTGTATAAAGAGTCGCTAAAGTTGTTGTACATTCTCTCGCAATTACATTGTAATCATTAAACCACAAATAGCCTTTGACAATATTTTCGGCAGCCTGAGCCACTTCTTCCACTACTGAGTCAGAATATAAACTTCCTATTCCAAGTAATGTCCGAAGTTCGGCTTTAGTAACATATGTTGCCGGCAAAATTTTGTCCTTTCTTAAAGTAAAGGGACGAAGGCTTCCAACGCCCCTTTACAGGTTATCCCT